GGAATGGACTGCTAGCTGGTCGGTTTTCGTAAATGACAACACGATGATTAAGCATCGTTTTCAACACTCAGGCATTCATTCTGGATACAACAACACGCTTAAATCAGGCATCAACACAGTAAGCGGTCATACCCATCTCCTAGAGGTTAAACCGTGGGGAGATTACCGCGGCCGTAGATACGGTGTCTCGACAGGAATGCTTGCAAGCCCCGAAATTGGGGCTTTTTACTATCTGGAGGACAATCCTGTGAGCTGGTGTAGCGGTTTTGTCGTTTTGACGTACGACAATGAAGGACGGTTGCTTCCTCCTGAATTAGTGGAAGTGGTCGATGATGTAGCTTATTTTCGTGGTCAACAAATCGAGGTGTGAAATGGAAGATTTTGTGACGATTACTATGTCTGAAGATGAGTTTGAAGCAGTTATTGAGTGGCTCGGCAATGAGTCAATCAACTCCGGTCTGGGCGATCTCTATACTCGTTTGCTTGCAGCAGTTGAAGCAGCAGACGTAGAAGAAGCCTAAAACTCCACAATCTTACAAACCCAACCTTCCTTCAGCTTCCCCCATCCGTGAACAACGATTCGCCAGTTCGCTCTCAGGATGACGGGAAGCGCCTCACTTTCTGAGATCTTTCTCACCCTAGCCGCAACATTTCCCCGGCTTGTGGTCTGCACCAGCAGCGTCTCCGTGTCCCTGATAGCTAAGATGTCGCCGATCCCAAATAGGTCCTGCCTAATGCGAGCGTGTGGGTTCCATTTCTCGACGATCTGACAGAGATAGCCGTCTTGCCTGAGTTTCTCTAGGCTTCGTGATGTTGGTGATTTGCCGCTCATCGTGTAGAACCCGCCTTTCGTCTACTACTAGAAGATTGTCTGCACACGCGCAAAGTTTTAGCATATAGTTCGTTTCACGCAGATACTTTTAACGCCAACTTAAGGAGCTCAACATGAGCGATTTTAAAGTTCTTCCCTCCGACTTCTCCACAACCACCATCACGCTGGTGGCAAACACCCAAAACGCTAAAGACCGCATTTGCGGTGGTTTATCTTGCGATATTCGCAAGTCCGCGGCTCCCGATTTTGTTGCCAAACTTGAGGCTGAAGGCTTCACCATCGAATACTAACCACCGGGGCTTTGGCCCCTTTTCGCTATGAACTATGACTACTATTTGGACAAGATGCTATATGAACACGATAGAGAAAGAGAAGAAGATGAGCTTGCTGAAAGACTGGCTGACAGCGATAGTGTTTGGGATTTTGTTTGGGACGATGATGTTCCTTTTCATAAGATAGAACGCTTTTACAGGATAAAACGATATGCAGAAAGTTTACGAAGCAATAAGCAAAGTCATGAGTGCAATCTCCAAAGCAGGGATTGCAAAACAGAGGACTAACGAAGCGCAGCGATACCAGTTTCGCGGTATTGACGATGTCTATAACGCAATGGCTCCCATCCTTGCGGAGCATAAACTGTGCATCCTCCCTCGCGTTACAGACCGTCAGGTTGTCGAGCGTGTCAACAAGTCTGGGACTGCTTTGTTCTATGTCACGGTCTCAATGGAGTTCGCTCTTGTTTCTGGCGAGGATGGCTCTAGCCACGTTATATCGACGATTGGCGAGGCTATGGACTCCGGTGATAAGGCAACTAATAAAGCAATGTCAGCAGCTTATAAGTACGCTCTTATGCAGGCCTTTTGCATCCCCACAGAGGGTGATAACGATAGTGAGAATCAGACTCACGAAGTAGTGTCTGAATCAAACTTCGACAAGGATCTTGAGAAGATTGCCAGCGCTAACAAAGACAATCTTAGGAAAGTTTATGAGGAGGTTTTTGTTAAACACAAGAAATCGCCTGACCTTGTAAAACAAATAGAAGCAGCTAAAGACAAACGTAAAAAGGAGCTAGGCCTGTGAGACCCGTTTACGAAACTGAGTTAGATAGAAAAAAAGAGTTAGCCGTCGCGCAAGCCTTTGCTGATCGCTTTCACTACGACATTTATCGACTTCCCAAATTCTACGAAATGGACTTTGCTGCTTACCAGAACGGTCAGCTTGTTAAATGGGTAGAAGTCAAAACAAGGAACTGTAAGTCGACTGACTACAACACTTACATGCTGGACTTTGCAAAGTTACGATCTGCCATCAGCATCCAAAACGCGTCGCAAAGATCGGTCGTTCTTGTTGTCCAGTGGACTGACACGATGAAATATTGGACGTTTCGTGTTGGTTATCCAATCCTCCCCGGTGGCCGCACAGACAGAGGAGATCCTGATGATGTTGTCCCTGCTGTTCATATACCTATTCATCGATTTGTAGACGTATGAAAGATCCCCATAAAGCTGTTGATTACATCCTTAAGCACGCTCGGCAGTTCGCCGATGCTAAAGCCCAGAGAGTCTATTTAGAAGAATTCAGGAAGTCTAAGAAAGCCATCCTGATGAAGGCTAGTCTTGAAAACGCTTTAGGTGCTCAGGAAAGAGACGCTTATGCTCACCCGGAGTATCTGGAGCTTCTAAAAGCATTAGAGGCTGCTGTGCAGATCGAAGAGAAGTTACGGTGGGATCTAATCGCAGCGCAAGCAAGGATTGAGATCTGGAGGTCTGAGCAGGCGAACATGCGAGCCGACATCAGGAACACGCAATGAACTGGCGATCTAAGAAACTACTTGAGGCTTGCAGGGAACTTCCTTGTGGTCTCTGTGGTGTCGAGGATGGAACGGTTGTCGCGGCTCACTCTAATCAACAAAAAGACGGTAAAGGAACCGGTATCAAGGCACATGACTTTAGGGTCGCTGCGCTCTGTTATCGGTGTCACATGCAGATAGATCAAGGAGGCGCAGGGAAAGAAGAGAAAAGGCAAGCGTGGGAAGGCGCACACAGAAAGACAATTGGATGGTTATTTGAAAAAGGAATATTAGATGTCATCAGTAAATAAAGTGATCCTGATCGGAAACGTAGGCAAAGACCCTGAGTGCCGTTACACAGAATCTGGTTCAGCCGTAGCGACTTTAAGTCTTGCCACCACGAACCGATGGAAGAACAAACAAGGCGAGCAGCAAGAAGATACAGAGTGGCATCGTGTTGTTGCCTATGGGAAGCTCGCTGAGATCATCGAGAAGTACATCCAAAAGGGTAAACCCATTTACATAGAAGGCCGACTCCAGACCCGGAAGTGGACGGATAAACAAGGTGTCGACAGATACACCACCGAAATCGTTGCTGAGACTCTCCAGATGCTCGGCCATAAAACTAAGTCTGAAGAGCCTGCATTCTGATGGAGCAGGGAACAGAGGAGTGGAGGCTTGCGCGATTAGGGAAGGTGACAGCTTCCCGTGTCTCAGATGCGCGAGCTAAAAAAGGTACGGCTACCAGAGCGAACTACATCGCCGACATCATCGCGGAAAGACTGACAGGAACGGTAGCCGAGACATTTACAAACTCTTATATGGAGTGGGGAACTCTAAATGAGCCACTTGCAAGAGCTGCGTATCAAATACGAACCGAAAAATGGGTGGAGCAAGTTGCTATTGTGGATCATCCGACGATCCATAACTTTGCAGCATCGCCTGATGGTTTGGTTGGTGATGGGCTCATCGAAATAAAGTGCCCTAAGACCTCAACACACATAAGCTACTTAACCGCGGGAGAAGTGCCGACAACTTACAAGAATCAGATGCTCGCCCAGATGGCTTGTACGGGTCGCAGGTGGGTCGATTTCGTATCGTTTGATCCTAGACTGCCCGAGAGACTACAGCTCTTTGTGGTGCGTTTTGAGCCGTCTGAGAAGGATATTAAAAGTCTTGAAACGGACGTTGTTAATTTTCTGAACGAAGTGGATAATTTAATGGAGAAGCTATGAACTGGAAGGAATTGATTGAAAGCCAACGATCCCCGAGAACCTTCAGACCCGTCGAAGAGATCTGGCGCGAACACGGCTGGAGACCACCATCCACAGAATGCCCAGACACCATTGAAAAGCACCGAGCTTTTAGAGCGTGGGCACTGGCTGGAGATCATCAAGTCGGTGAAGTCCAGTGATCGATCGGAGATTACGCAGGCTTATGAGGCTGCTATGCCGTATGTCGTTGCGGACTGGGCTAACTGGCTTTTATCGAAGCCTCGTGCGGCTCGGTTACCACTGATAGAAAAGATCGCAAAACATCACGGGGACGAAGTTGGGGAAATGGTGAAAAGAAAACTTACCGAGCTACACCGCGACTCTTCTCGAAACTTCTCATGCCTGCAATCCCCAACATCCCGCTCAAAATAACCCAGAGAGCATCAGTGTCCAACATAGGAGGAGGCTTTACCTCCTTTGGAACATATCCCTCAGCCTGCAACCAGACCCACGCCCAGACGAGAATGGGGTAGAGAAGGAACTGGTAGAACATAGCACCAGCACCAACCCAGCCTATCGCGGGCCTCCATCCGGCCACAAAGAGATTCTGATTCGCAGCCTCGACTTTGTTAACTTCCATCTGACCGAGGTCGATAGCCTGATCTATTCTTTTAGACTCTAACTCCAGCTCCATCCGCTCTTTGTCGGATGTGTGGAGATCTCCGATCACCTTCCCGACGGACTCAACGACAGAGGATATGCCGAGGATGTTCACAGCTTCAGTGCTCGGTTGAGCCAACCTAAAAGAAACTTAATTTGTGACCTATCTCTCATCACGATGTCTCGGTAACGAGCGATCTTCGCAAGCGCATAGGAAGCCACAAAAAGCTCTTCGTTCATCTGGTTGAGTGCTTGTATGGTCTTAGACCCGATAACGCCGTCTGGAGCCGTTTTAACGCATATCTGAGCCAGTTTAGAAGCTACAGAAACACCAGCATTCACCGCGAAGTTAAAGATAGAGGAAGCAACGACAGGATTGAGTTGGTCGCCTTGTATACGATCCCAGAATTCAGACTTGTAGAAGTCCCTGACCATCTGAGTTGGCGGGGTTTCGTCTCTGTCGATAAAGCCCCATCCCGGCCAGTGCGGGTTCTTGTTTCTCGCAATGCCCGCGTAGGTTAATCCGCCGGTGTCGCCCTCAATCTTATGCAGGACGTATCCACCTTCGTCCTCGATCATCTTATTGAAGGCTGCTTCAAAACTCATTTATCAACTTTGGCATCGAGCTTGTCAAAGATCCTGCTTAACATGATCTTGATCTCGGTAATGTCTTGCTGATAATCAGACTTTAATACATAAGTATGGGGTAGACCCTTCTCCAACTCACCTAGATCCTTTTGCAGATCTTTCTGAGCTTCCCACAGAACACGGAAGAACCATCCGGCTACGGCACATAAAACACCGAAGAGACCGTTAATCAGATTTTGACTTTCCATAATAGTCGAGATTCCTAGCGAGTCGTTCATCATTAGGAGACAGTCTTACTGCCTCGGCCCCGTGTCGTATGGCTTCGTCTCTTAGGCCTAAATTGTAAGCAGAAATAGCCGCTAAGTCATGAGGCTTAGATCCCCACACTTCGGGGTCACAAGTGTAAACAAGCTCCTTGCTCTTAATCTCTAAAGCCATTGTCGCTGCGTGATGGCATTCCTTCCACATTGACTTTCGGTAATACGACATTGCCGCATCAACCCACGGCTCTCTGGTTCCCGGAGCCTCAGCGATAGCCATACGAAACCACTTTAGAGCCTCCCAGTGATTGCCCTTCTCATCGTGAGCCTTCCCTAGAAGCCTCATCGCATAACACCGCTCGTTAGGCCAATCAGCGCGAGGATTCTTTAAGTAAGCATGCAGAGCCTCTATTGATTCATCCCAGAGGTTATAGAAGGTCAGTTCACGAGCAAAGTAGAAAGCATTTCTAGGACAGCTCGGATCTTCTTTCACGGCCATCCTGAGAAGGTCGAGATACTGTCCTCGCGACTTAGTGGGATCTGGATGATGAGAAACAAGAAGCATGTCTGTTTGGGCATAGACTTCTTTGATTCGGAGATCGGGAACCGGATATTCGTGGACGGCATGATGGAATCTATAGCCTTTTTTTGCGAAGATCTTTTCGTAGTAAAAACAAATGCCTTGACCCCAATCAAACTTGTACCTAAGTCTAGTAGTCTCTGGAGTCCAAACACGCTCGATCTCTTCCCGCCAGCCGCGTTCTAAGACTTCATCTAAATCTAGCGAAATGATGACATCTACATCAGCGGGAACTAGAGCTAAGGCAGCGTTTCTTGCTAGGTCAAATCGCCACGGGGTGATTGAGATGTCATAAACAGTAATACCGCACTCTCTAGCAAGATCAGCGGTTCCGTCTGTTGATCCGGTATCGGCAAGAATAATTAAGTCAGCATCTTTGGCCGACTCGTGAAAACGCTTTACAAACTGAGCTTCGTTTTTTGATATTGCGTTAACGCATATTTTTAGTGTCATATCGTATTGGCCTTTTAAGTTACTTCAACCCAGCTCGTCGTTGCCTCGTCCCAACGATACATGTTGCCATCGCTAGGCATAGGTACAGGTGCATCCCATAGGCAGGTATCTTCGTTCAGTACCCACGAAGGATAGGGTTTAGGTGGGATAAACGCGTCTCGTTGTGGGTCGTATGTATAACCGATGCCTGCGTAGTTCTTGCGGAAGTTGCCGTTGTAGGAGGTCTGCTTCCAGTGCGGGTAACCACCTGACCAGTTCTGTAAAAACCATGCACCTTTCCATTCTTGCTCTACACCATTTTGATCGAGGAGTTCGTTGTTGTGAACGACATGCACCTCAAGCACTACATTGTTTTGATCTAATTTTGCAAAGTGAGCCATAACTTACCTCATAAGGTGATTGAACCGTTTCCTGTCCAAGTGTAGGTACGGTATCCATTAGAAACTGTAATGGTTGGTGAACCTGTTGTAGCTGATGCAG